GAACAACATTTTGGAATGTATTTGGTTGTGGAGTTGGCTGTTGCGGTCTGTCATTATATCTTGGTAAAACATCAAATTCGAATGTTTGAAAATTATTTTTTATACATTCAAGTACTAATTTTGCCGTTACATAAGTTGATAAAAAATAGAATTCTGACCATTTTTTTAATTCATTGTAGAATTGTAAATATTTTTCATCACTTATTACCGGACGAAAATTTGATATTCCGTATTCCAGCTCAAGAAACTGTTTAAAGTGCGTTTTATCCTCTTCAGACAGTGGTATATAGTATTGGCTTATACAAGAAACATCCTGTTCTTTATTTCTGAAAATACAAATGTTGGTCGCTTGAATCACTTCTTCAGATAAATTATTATTTATAAGAAATTCAGATGCAGGACATCCGCAATAAATACAAGCCGGAGCTTTGTCACTTATCTGTTCTCCACATTCTGGGCATTTAATAAGGGCCATAGTATCATCTCTTTCTTTTATTTTTTATATGAATTATACCTTAAAATTCATCTTATGTCATTAAGTAAAATCGGAAAACTTACAAGCGCATTTAGTTCATTTAAAAATAATCCGTTAGATTTGACTAATATGGCTACTGCATTAGCTTCTGTCGGAAATGTTGATAATGCTGCTAAATATTTAGTAAAAATAAACAAACAAAATGGTAATTTTCTTGGTGAAAATGCTATGGCAGTTTTATTGAGTAAAGCATATCGTTCTTCAGGCATTAATCAAGAAATGGCTATGGGATCTATAAATAATGCATTAGCAAATAGTTCTAAATTTAGTATGGGTGGAATGCTTGGTAGTCTTTCTGCTGTTGGTACTGGTATTGCAACAGTATTTAAATCAATTGCTCCGATGATGATTCCTCTTATTATTGGTGCAGTAGGTATTAAAGCAGGAAAAATGCTTTGGGATAATGTACTCACTGATAATGCAGCACAAAAGAATCTACAAGAATCAGTACAGAAATATAAGACTGAAAAATCAGATCTTGACAACCTTCAATCACAAAAAGAAACAAATAAACAACGTGTTTATGAATTAAGAGCTAAAAGCAATCGTACTTCCGCTGAAGATAACGAATTAAATAATTTACTTAATGAGGATTCTATTTTAGATACACAAATAGGATTAAAAAAAAGAACCGTTACTTCCGCTCAGAAACAGCAGGCTCTTGATGCAAAAAAAGCTTTAGAAAAGCGAACCTTCCAAGGAGAACTTTTTGGCAAATCACCATATCCAGTATATCAAGATACTAATATTGGATATGCTCAAAAATTAATGAGTGGGCTTGAGGATGAAAAACAAGCTAGAAAAGATGTCCTTAATAATAAAGAATGGTCATCAGAACGAAAAGAAGCTGAATTAAAAGCGAAAGATAAAACAATCGCATCATATGAAACTGAACTTGCTGATGTTATGTCAGATATCTCAAGTAATGCACAGGATCTTTATGATGAAGATGGAAATTTGATTGACAAGAAAAATACACAAGATCTTGCAAACAATATCAATGATTTATTTAAAGCGTATTCTATGTTAACCAATTCTTCTGATTATGTTTCAGATAAAATGGATAATATTTTTGCTTTAAGTAAGTTTTCCAATCTAAAAGATAAGTTAATCGAAGCTGGAAAATCTGGTGGAACGGATGCTATTAAGGATTTAATTAGTCAAACTAAAGATCTTGATGAAGCTATGAGCAATGCTGGAATTGATGCGGATGATTTGGCAGATGGAATTATGGCGATAGCTGATCCTGATGCTAAAAATCTTGAAGGCATCAAGGATAATCTTAAAGATATTTTTGGCAAAAAATATAGCTTCTTTAAAGATAAAAACGACGAAGATATTGAAGGATTCTGGGATTATCTTCAGGATAATAATCTTAACCCAGAAAAAATGAAATGGGGTAAAAAAGATATCTCTGATAATTGGAAAGATTATCTTAATTCTAAAAAATCTACCGAAATTGTTGATGACACGACTTTTGCTTCTCGTTTCAAAAACTCCGCTGAAGATACAGCAACTGATCTCGACACAATAACTGACAATTTCCAGACAGATATGTCAAATATCAAATCTTCAATGGATTCTATCAAATCCGGTACATTCCAGAATTCAGATGTTACTGACCTTATTCAACAGTTCCCGGAACTTGCCACAGAAACTGATAATCTGCAACAGGGATTACAGAACCTAGCGTTTGATAAAGCAAGTGACGCTATCGGTAAAATCAGAGACTCTGTAAAAGATGTGACTGATCCGAAACAACTTGCCGCTGCTGATAAATATGTTCAGAGTATTATGGATACTATGGATCTGAGTGGATTTGATATGAGCAATGCTAAGTCTGCAATTCTTGGTAATTTAACAAAGAATTTAGCAGACAAACATATGGCCTCTGTTACAACACCAAATCTTGTAAATCAGTTAATGTCAGAATATGGAAATGATGAAATTGCAGTTCAAGCAATTATGAAATTGTCACTTGATCCATCAATGGCAAATGCTGATCTCGACACTTGGAAATCTAAAATTGAAGATACTAAAGTACAGATTCAGTTGGATACTTCAGCTAAAAATCTGGATAATCTCTCAAAAGAACTAACTCGTCTTCAAACTGATGCTTCCAATCAGCAGACAAGACTAAACAATAAATCTGCTTATAATATGAAAGCTACTGCTTCAGATTACACCAATTTAATTGAAAATGGTGACAAACAGATTGAGAATCTTAATAATCAGATTAAAGAATATCAGAATAATATCGATGCTTTGAAAAATAGCAAAGGCTTATCTCCTCTTTCTGATGAAGATAACGAACAAATTAAGCAGTGGCAAGATCAGATTCAAGCTTCTCAGATGTCTATTGAAAACATGAAGGCTTCTCAGGCCGATTGGACAAAAACAGCATTTAATCTTCCTGTAACTGATATGCAGAACACTGTTACTGCTCTTACATCAGCTATTAGCGAAATGCAGACAGAAACAGGACTTACATCTGATACAATGGATAGTCTTAGAACACAATTCAGTGATCTAAAAGATGCTCATGTTGATAATGTATTCGATCGCACTGCAAAAGGTTTGAAAATCAACACAGAAAGAATGAAGGATTATCTGGAACAGCAAAATGAATTCATGAATTCTGATTTTGCACAACGGATTCAGGATTATCAGGATCAATTATCAGCAGGTAACAAAGATTATACTCAGCAAGGATTAGAAAATCTTAAAAATCTGCAGGCACAGTATTTTGCTCAGTATCAGGAGGCTGCAAAACAGTTTTCTAATTTCCAAGCAATGGTTAATGCTGACAATCTTTCTACTGAAGGCAATGAATATACTACAGCTAAGAGTTATCTGGATAACGCAAAAGATCTGTATGATAAAGGCTTAGTTGGTACACCTCAGTTTAAAGCAGCTGCAAAATATTTCTCTCAGAATGGTTTTGAAGATGCTGATAATTTCATTGAGAACTACAACAAACTTAAAAATTATTACACTGATGATGCTTCCGGTCCAAAGAGATTTTTAAGCGATCTTGAAGCTAAGGGATTGGCCACTTACAAAACTCTTGAGGATGGAAATCAGCAATGGATGTACTCTTTCACTGATACTCAAGAAGCTGCAGATGCTATGGGTATGAGTCTTGAATCATTCGAATCTATGTTTGGTAGATTGAAAGATTATGGCGATACAAATAATTTTGTATCTTCTCTTGAAGAAGGTGCCCTGAAATCTGAAGAGATTGACGATAAACTCATTGATGCTCAGATTAAAATGGGAAAACTGAAAGCTAGTGGTGCAAATCAATCCGCTCTGGACGATCAACAAGCAGTTATTGACAATTTAATTGCACAAAAAACTGGTATTACTCAGGCTATATCTGATTTCAAAGATGGTACTGTTGATCGTAAGATTCAGGATATCAAGGATGCCAAAGGTTCTATTGACGAATTAAATCAGTACATAAAAGATAATGGTATTGATAAAGATTCTGATTTAGGCAAGAAATATATCGAATCAATTCAGGAACAAGCTAAGAAGACAGGCATTAAATTAACACCTGAATTTGAAGTTGATGAGGCTGCTTATAATGAAATGATCCAGAGTTATGAAGCGAAAGCTAAAGGCTCACAGATCAAACACTTCCAGGATGTCAACGAAGGAATTGAAAGTGGTAATACTGGAGATTACTCTGATTCTGATGTTGAACTGGTTAATAAAATTAAAGATGCTCAGGAACAGAAAAGTGAAGCATTACAGAACGTTATTGATGCTGTTAATTCATTGGATAAAGATCAATGGAATGAAGCAAACCAGATTGAATTAGGCAATGGAGCTTATGAATCTGAAGATCAGGGTATTCGTAATGTTGAAGATGCTCTTCAGGGACTTTCAGATCAATTTGGACTAACAAAAGAACAGGCAACTGCTCTTCTACCGGCTCTTGAAGCTTTAGGTGTTGTTAATATTGATCCTAATGTTGATATGACCGGGCTGGATGAATTGGATCAAGCTACTCAGGACGGAATGGCTTCATTGCGTCAGATGCAAGCAGATGGGGATATTAAACTCTCATTTGATGTGGATAGTAGTATAGAAGGATTATCTGTAGATAAACTACAATCACAAATTGGTGAATTAGAGCATATTAAAGTAAATTTTGACGTAGATTCATCTGAATATAAAGCAATTCAATCTATGATTGATCAACGTGAAATGCAAATGCATGTTCAGATTGCAGTAGATAAAACCGGTGATATTGATAAGTTATTATCTCTTAATGATGAAGAGTTGGCTCAAAAAGCTGAATTGGACGTAGATGTCAATACCGAAGATGGTAAAGCTAAAATCGATGAACTACGTTCAAGTCTTGAATCTTTATCAGGTGATACACCTGCTATATCGGTTAAAATTGACGAAACTCAATTCCAAGCATTGACAAAAGAACAACAAGGCCAAGGAACTGTAACTTTCAAACCAGAACATAGCGAAGTAGATGCCTACATTGCTGAAGAGAAAAAAAGCGAAGGAAAAGTAAAATGGTCTAATGAGACAGGTTTAGTAGATGTTTATGCTGCTACTGAACATTATTCTCATGGTACTGTTCATTGGGGAAATGATATTTCTGCCGTTCAGACCTCATTTACTGCTACCGGAACTGTTAATTGGATAAATTCAGGTGGACCAAGTGGTGGTTTGAGTAAAACAGTTGCATGTTCAACTGGTACATTTAAAGCTGAGTCTACAGGAAACGCTTACAATGTTTTAAATATTACACCGGCTCATGCAAGTGGTACGGATGTTGCTATTAAACAAGATCAGCAAGCTCTTGTAAATGAAGTGGGTGTCAACGGTCACGCTGAATCAATTGTTCGTGATGGTGTTTGGAGTTTAATTCCTGGCGGTGCTCATATAGAGAACCTGAAAAAGGGCGACATTATATTCTCTGCTACTCAAACCGATGCTCTTCTTAAACATGGGGCTATTCAAGGACATGCCAGAGCTTATGCAAGTGGGACTGTTACTTCTCCAGGCGTTATGAAAGCCTATGCTGCTGCTGGTAATACTCCGGGATTCCATTTCCAAGGCGGAGCTGCAACTGTTAAACCTGCCGGATCTGGAAATTCTGGTAACTCCGGTAATTCTGGTCTTCAACATGCAATCGAAGATAATACAGATGCGGTATCAAACAATAGTGATGATACAAGTGACGCGGCTGATGAAGTAAGCGAAGCTCTTCAAAATGTAATCAAGAAGCTGAATGATAATGCTATGGATTGGGTTGAAATTGCTATGGATCGTCTTGATCGTATAACTTCTAGGTATACAGATCTTGCCGAAAGTGATTATAGTCATTATACAAAAGCTCAAAAGTATTATAATAAAGCTCTTGAAAATACAGATAAAGAAATCAAGGCTGCTAAAGAAAGTATCTCTGTTTATAAAAAGAAATCCGAAGAAGTTGCAAACAATGGCGAAGTAAGCAAATATCTTACTCCTGCTCTGAAGAAAAAAGTTCAAGATGGCACTATTAATATAGAAACATTGGATGCAAATCAGAAAGCTGCCGTAGAAGCATATAAACAGTGGTACGACAAGTATCTTGATGCCGTTCAAAAATATAGAGATAAGAAAACTCAGGAACTTGATTTAGCTAAATCTAAAGTTGATAATGTTTACGATTCCTATGATCTGATTATCAGTAAGCGTAAAGCTAAAGAGGAATATTATGCAGCTAAAGCTGAAAATCGTATAAAGAGCGGAAAATCTCAAAAAGTCGGTTCGGTATATTGGAAAGATCTTAAAAAACAAGTAAGTTATGCTCAATATCAGAAAGACTGGATGTTAAAAGAAAGAGATAAAGTTCAGCAAAGCATGACAGATTATCTTAATGTGAATGGTCATAACAAAAAAGATAAAGCTTATCAGGAAATGAAGAAAAATCTAACTGATTTGAACACGTCTATTGTTGAGGCTGATACACACATCCAAGAAGCTAAAGCTGCTCTTGAAGAAACCAGAGAGAACTTAAAGCAATGGCAAATTGATCGTTGGGAAAGAGCTGGTGATAAGCAGGACGCTTCTCTTAGTTATAAAAAGAATGCTGATGATATTAATTATCAGCTTTCAACCAATGATTATGAAGAGCGTTTGAAAACTTATGATAAAATTATTCGTGCTGATGAAGAGAAAAGACAACTTCTTGCAGAAGAAATTGCAGCAAATCAAGCCAACGGTGGAGCTTGGAGCAATGAGGAAATGCAGAAGAAAATCGAGGAATATGATAACCTCACTGCTTCTATTATTAAATCCAAAGAGGCGATGCAACAATTAGCTCAAGAAGAAATTGATTTTCGATTTAAACCTCTTGATGAAGCGCAGAATAAACTTTCAAATCTTGTATCTGAGCTTCAGACTGCTCAGAAGTTACTTGGTGATACAGAGAGTTTCTATAATGATGATGGAGCCTTCTCTACAAACGGTTTGACCAATATTTTATTGGTTCAAGAACAGATTGATGCTACTAAGGACAAAATAGCAAATTATCGTGAGGGATTAAATAAGCTGGACGAAATGTATAAAAATGGTGCAATTGGTCCAGAATATTATAAGACTAAAACTGATGAAATGCTTAAGAGTTTGCAACAAGAGTCTGCTACTCTTGCCGATCTTAAACAGAACCTTCTTGATATGTATACTACTCAGGTTACTAAAGAGAACGATCTGTTACAGGAGAATATTGAAAAACGTAAAGATGCCCTTGCTGCTAAAGAGAAATATTATGATTATGATAAGACTCTAAAGAAGAAAACTAAGGATATCAATACATTAAAGGCACAGATTGCTGCACTTGAAGGAACATCAAATGCAGCCTCAAAAGCTCGTCTTGAGAAATTACGTGCGGAACTTGCAGATGCAGAAGACGATATGGCCGATACAATGCATCAGCATGAAGTCGATATGAAAAATACCGGCTATGAGAATTTTTCAGATGAGGCAAATAAGGCGTTAGACAATACTCTTGATGCTGTTAAGAAAAATGCAGCTTTCCAAGAAGCTATTATTGGCAGCATGCTTTCTAATGTAAAAGCAAATTACGACAGTACCTATAAACATCTGGGCGATGTAATGGATCAGTATGGCATGAAAGTTTCTCAAACTTATAGTCAAATGATCACAAAGGCAGCTGACTTTAATACTGCTGCTGTAAATGCAACAAAAGCATGGGAAGGTGTTACAAAAATTGACACCAGTAAGCCTTATGGCGGTTCATCTGCTGGTAATAGTGCATTTGATAGCGCAATGAATAACGCAGGATCTTCTCAGAATGCTGGAAGTCCAAATATTAAACCAGATACAGACTATACTCTGAAGCTGAGTGATACAGATATTTATCTGACATACAGTCATATCAAGAAACAGCTTAAAGCAACATGGTCACCAAAGAAACCGGAACACTCTGATATTGAGTGGAAAAGTTCTGATGAATCTATTGCGAAAGTTTCTTCTGATGGTACAGTTCGTGGTGTGTCTTCAGGTCTTAATAAGAACGGTTTAATGGCGCGTGATGAGTCTAAAACAAGAAAATGTATCATTACTGCTATTGGCGGTGGTGGTCTTGCTAAAGCTACTTGTACCGTTCATGTAATGCCGGATTCTCATTATGAGAAGATCAAGGATTACGCAGATAAAGCTGGCATTAAAGATACTTCAGGCGATAATCTGAGAGATGCTATGGAATATGCTTATAAAAACGGCGCAAACCATAGCGATCAATCATATACCGCAGTTGAGGGATTTAAGAAAGCATATCTGAAGGACTGGACAAATTCTCTAAGTAATCGTCCAGATGGTGCAACAGACGTTCCTGCCGGAGTGAGTCCTTTGATAGGATATTTTAATGCTAAAGGTAAGAAAGTCGGACCAAAAGAAATGCAACAGCTTGCAGATATTCTTCAGATCAATACTCCGGGTGTTAAGAAATATGATTCTTGGGGATCTACTCTGAAAAATAAAATCCTGAAGGCATATAAATCCTACGGATTCTCTAAAGGTGGTGTTGTACGGAAAGGTATTCCTGCCAGCATACTTGATATAATCGGCGGGGACGCTTTAATACCGCGTGGAGATTCTATGCTGATTGGTGCAAATCCGGGTGAAACTGTTTTGACAAAAGAATTCACAGATCAACTGAAACCTACAGTTGCTACTCTGAATGAATTTAATGCTAGAATGGCGAAACCAATTACCACTATTCTACCATCGTCTTCAAATGATACAAGTGTGAATAGTGAGTGTAATATTACAATCAATGTTGATAAAATCAATAATGAGCAAGATATTAAGAAACTTGCTTATCAAATTGGTGATATTATCACTGAACGTAATAAACGTGACTGGAAAAAAGTTCGCTAATTTAAAAGGGCTGTCTTTAAGACAGCTCTTTTAATATTAAAATATATGAAAGAGGTGAAAAAATGCTACAATTTGAATTTAATGGTCATACTTCTGATGAATATGGATTGATTGTGACTAGAATAGAAGAAAATGATACTCTTGTAAATCGTTCTTTGCAATTAGGAGAAAAGAACAAATATCGGCCAAAAGAAAATCAGTTCGGAACATTATATGGTGATAATTATTCATTCAAAATGGGCGTAATGAGAAATCCATGCAGAAACAAAAATGTAGTTCCAGAATTAAAAAATGGAATTTTAAAATACGATCCAACATATACTCCATATTTAGATAATGGAATTTTAAAATTTTCTATGAATTATACAGCTGATATAAAAAATGGAATTATTATTCCAAATGATTCTGATTATTTAACTTCAAATAATATTAGAATCATTAATGCATGGTTAACATCCCCTCAATATCCAAGGCTTCTTAAATTTATTGGAGACGATTATTTTTCAGAAGAAATCGAATTTTTTGCTACAATTACAGAGGTATCTACAGAACATGCATCTCTTCCATATGAACTAACATACACAGTAACTTGTGATAGTCAATGGGGATATACTCCTCTTATTTTATGTAAAACAACTTCCTCTTCTACTCTTCCTAGAGAATATTCTATCCAGAACAATTCTGATTGTTGGGAAGATTATGTATACCCCACAATTAAAGTTTCTCCAAAATCTCATGGGATAATTACTATAAAGAATAAAACCGATAATGATAGAACAATGAAAATTAATGCATTAAAAAGTGATGATTTCTATATAGATTGTAGAAATTTAAAAATTTATGACATCACAAAT